GAACTCCTACGTCCTTAACATTTACTCCTGCACAGGAAGCTGCAAAGAAAATGCATAAAAAGATATTAGACCAACTAGAGGAGTCTAGTGCTTCTAAACATTTACGCTCTACTGCATTTGAAATGGCTTTGTTTGGAACAGGAATACTAAAAGGGCCTTTTGCTTTAGAAAAAGAATACCCAAACTGGACAGACGAAGGTGTGTATGAGCCTGCTATAAAAACTGTTCCCAGAGTAGAAAATGTTTCTATTTGGAATTTTTATCCTGATGCTGAATCAAAAAATATGGAAGAATGTGAATACGTTATCCAAAGGCACAAGCTAAGTCATTCGGAAGTTCGTGCCCTAAAAAATAGACCTTATTTTAGAAAAGAAGCCATAGATGAATCTATAGAAATGGGAACTAACTACATTCGTAAATGGTGGGAAACAAATCTTGAAGATTATAAGAACAGCTATAACTCTGAGCGTTTTGAAGTTTTAGAATTCTGGGGCAACCTAGACAAGACTATGGCAGAAAAAGCAGGACTAGAAGTTCCTAATGAATTTTCTAATGTTGATACATTACAAATAAATTGTTGGGTTTGCCAAGGAAAAGTTTTACGTTTGGTCATTAATCCCTTTACTCCAAAACGTATTCCTTATATGGCTGCACCTTATGAACTAAATCCATACAGCTTCTTTGGAGTAGGTCTTGCAGAAAATATGTCTGATACCCAGACACTTATGAATGGTTTTATGCGTATGGCTGTAGATAATGCTGTACTTTCCGGTAATCTGGTGTTTGAGATTGATGAAACTAACCTAGTCCCGGGACAAGACTTAAGTGTATACCCCGGTAAAATATTTAGAAGACAAGGGGGAGCACCCGGTCAAGCACTCTTTGGAACTAAATATCCTAACGTCAGTAACGAAAACATGATGATGTTTGATAAAGCACGGCAGATGGCAGATGATGCAACAGGAATACCTTCATACTCGCATGGACAAACTGGAGTACAAGGCACAGGACGTACCGCTGCAGGTATATCTATGTTGATGGGGGCTGCCCAATTAAGTGTTAAAAGCGTTGTTAAAAATATTGACGACTATTTATTACAGCCTTTGGGAGAAGCCTTTTATGCATTTAATATGCAATTTGATTTTGACCCTGAGATTAAAGGAGACTTGGAAGTAAAAGCTAGAGGTACAGAATCTTTGATGAAGAATGAAGTTAGGTCACAAAGACTACTACAGTTAATTCAACTTGCAGGAAATCCAAATTTAGCTGCGTTTGTTAAAATGCCTGTTGTGTTGAGAGAACTTGCACAGTCTATGGATTTAGACGCTGAAAAATTTGTTAATGATGAAAGAGAAGCGTTTATACAAGCAGAAATTATTAGAGCTGCAGGAGGAGGAGAGCAACCACAGCCACAGCCTCAAGAACAGCCAACTCCGGGACTTAGCCCTAACGACCCTTCTGGTGGAGGCGGAGGTAATATAGGCGTTGGAACAGCTCCTGTACCGGGGGAACAGGGATTTAGTGCGGCTGAAACAGCACCCCAAGAACCCGAAGGAGCCGCGGCTCTTAACGCATTACTAGGTGGAGGTAGAGTACAATGATACAAACTCTCGCAAAAAAGCTATTACCTTTAGTAAATACAAAAAAGAATACTGATGCTCTTTCTGACTATATGGAATACAGAATAGAAGAACATTACCGTATTATGGAACAGGCACAAGATACTCAGGTATTGCACCATTCACAAGGAGCAATTAGAGAATTAAGAAGATTAAAGACGTTGCGTGATGAAGTTGTCATGATGGCGGAAAGCAAATAAAGGAGAACTATTATGGCAAATAACGGATTAGCCGCAAACGCAGACTTTATGCCAAGGTCTACAGATGATTATACTATGCGAGAAGACGCAGACTCAAGAGACCCGCTATTTCCTTACGACCCCGGAAGAAAAGAAGCAGAAGGGTTTGATTATTTTCTTAGAACTGTTAAAGCTAATGCTAAAAAACTAGGTGCATCTTTGTTAGGAGATGATGATGCTGTAATGGATGCCTACTACATTCCTAATAATCTTAGACGAGAAGGGGTGATACAGGATGATGCAACAGAGGATGTTATGCGACATTTGCTTTTAGGAGCACTTACAAAATCTAAATTAGGAAAAAAATATATAGACGACAGAGAAATAGAAGCGATTGAAGACTCTGGCATTAGTCCAAGACTAAGAGAAGAAAGTCGTATAGATTTAAATAATAATAGATATGGTGCTTTATTAGGCCAAAAATACACAGACAAAAATGAATTAATAGAGCAAATTGCAAGAGTTGCTTTAGCGACTGCTGCAGGAGAAGAAGTAGAACAACTAGATGGGTATTCACCACTGATGAGTACTTCGGGAAGACTGGGATTTAACAAATCAGGACAGCCTCAAAAAGGTTTAAAACCATACACAGACGAAGACGGAGTACGTGTTATACCTTCTGAAGATACTCGGGATATTCCTGAATTAGAATCTATAGATGATTATAATCCAAAAATGCAAACAGGAGGAATGATGACCCCTATGACTGATGCTACTTCTGCTCCTCAAGGAGGAGGCCCGAAAGCTGCTCAGCCTGATATTGTAGAACCAGAATTAGATATGCCTGTTCAGGCTGTTCCGAAAGCTATAGCTACTCCTCTTGACCCTAGAGATGTTGCGGCTAAAGAAGTAAGGGATAAGATGGCAGGTGTCCCAAGAGCTAGAAAAGGCATAGCTGTAACTATTGGAATGGGAAGCCCAGAAGAAGATAAAGATTATGAAGAGGCTTCTGAAGGTAATCCTCCTCCGGGAGCGACCAAAGAAGAAGTTGCTGACGACCAACATATTCTAGCAAGTAAAGGAGAACTTGTTGTAGCCGCTAATGTTGTTAGATGGAACGGCCTAGCCGCTTACGAACAGATGAGACAAGATGCTCTTAGAGGGCTATCGAATATGGAAGACAGCGGTCAGATACAGTATGTAGAAGACAAAAAAGGTGGAAGTAAAACCGAAAAGAATGGATTATTAACAGCACAACAAGGTGTTATACCTGTTCCTGATACGTCTGGTGTTTTTGCTTCCAATGTAGGGGCTTATAAAGATGTGCAAGACGAAAACGTGGAAGATGCGGAATCTCCTGTAGTTGCACCTAAAGTAGAAGCTCCAGAAGTAGAAACAGGTTCTGATAAATCAAAAACATCAGGGTTAGGTTCTCCATTTAAATCCCCAACAGCATTTGAAAGTCAGCAAGGTAGACCTATGACTGTAGAAGATTTAGCTGATGCCTCTTCAGGATTTTCTACGCCTACGTCTGCTATGGTAGCATCCGCAGAAAAATTAGGAATGAGTCCTCAAGAATACGCTGCTCTTAGTCCTATGGAAAGAATTAAATTAATTCCTAGAGAAGTAGGCTACATGGGTAATGCATTACTTGGAAGAAAGCCTGAACCTACAGGGTTTGAAGATGTTGTTGATTCAAAGACTCTTAAAGAAAGAATGGACGAACAAAAGACTAGAAGTGCTGAAGAACTTAAAAAACTTAATATGTTAAAATATGGCGGAGAAAAGGTAGGGAAAGAATATGAAAAAAAGTATGGTGATGATGCAGATATAAAACAAGCGTCTGATGCTGTAATGGGCAAGGATATATATGGACGATACATTGACCCTCAAAAAGAGCACAGACGTTTAGGTGTAGGACTTAGTGAAGGCGAAAAATTATCAGAAATGGTAAAACAAAACAAAGTAAACTATGTTCTTAATCAGGCAAAGAACTTTGGTGTATCTGAAAAAGACATTACTCCTTACATTGACGCTCAAGGAAATTTTAAACCTACGGATGATGCCCCCCAAAAAATTAAGGATTTACAAACTACAGGCGTAAGTAGTACAGGAATAAAAGTTAAAGGCTACAGTGCCCCTCCCGGAGAAAAAGACCCTATAATAGGTTCAGCCAATAAAATAATATGTACAGCTATGCATGACATGGCAGGATTTGGCTCATATCGTAACACTATTTGGCAAAACTATGCTAAAAATGCATATAAAAATGACAATGTACAGCTTGGATACCATAAAGTGTTTGCAAATTTAACTAAAAAGATGTATAATAGTCCACGCTTATCAAAATTTTTAGGTTACTTTGCTCGTAACCGAACTGCGTATATCAGAAATAAGATGCGTAATAAACCTAATTCATTAGGTTCTATAGTTTTATGGAACACTATTGAAAGCGGCTTGTATCTTCTTGGAGCAGCCATATCTCGTGGTTGGATTAAGAAGAGAGAGCTGTAGTTTGGCTACCCAACACCCCTATTCGTAGGCAACTGGCGGCCCCAATTTGGAGAAGATAAATGACTGAAGCAATGGCAGTAAAACAGGATATTCCTACTACAACTATAAAGTATAAAAAAGACCGTTCTGATGAAACGGCAGAATTAGAGAGACTAGAGAAAGAACGAACTGGCATACTAGAGCAACAAAAAGCAGAATCTGAAGATAAAGCTGAAACAGAAACGCTTGATGCAGAAGAAAAAACTTTTAAGAAAAGGTACGGAGATTTAAGGCGATTTACCCAGAAAAAAGAAGAAGAATATAATGCTAGAATTAGAGACTTAGAAGATAAAGTTTCTTTAAAAGCAAGAGAAGCAATACAGCTGCCCAAATCAGACGAAGAGTTGGCAGCGTGGTCAAAAGAATACCCCGAAGTCGCAAAGGTAATAGAGACTATTGCTTCCAAAAAAGCAAAAGAATTTGACGCTAGTCTAGAAAAAAGACTGCAGTCCATAGCTGAAAAAGAAGCAGATGCTAATAGAAAGACTGCAGAAGCCGTATTACTACAAATTCACCCTGACTTTGAAGAAATACGTGCTGACCAAAATTTTCATGACTGGGTTACTGAGCAACCCAAATGGGTTCAGCAAGCTCTATATGAGAATGATACAGACGGAAAAGCCGCAGCAAGGGCTATAGATTTATATAAAGTTGATATGAATATAGCAACTAAAAAGAAGTCTACGGACAAAAACGCTGCTGCTTCTGTAACCACCCGGGGACAATCTGCCAATGTGGCAAACGCAAAGTCTGACCAGACAAATCAATGGAAAGAGTCGCAGGTTGCTAAGATGAGACCCCAAGAGTATAGTAAGAATGAAGAGGCAATTATGACTGCAATAAAGTCAGGAAACTTCATTTATGACGTAACTAGAGGTGGTAATTAAGTTTTTCCTTTACTTTTTATCATTTTTGTGGTACAAAGTATATAGGTACATGTGACCCCTGCAATCAGGACAACTCACACAGATGCTACGCACACGACACATCTAAGTTATTATACCCTCTAAAGTGTAGTAGAGGGGTGTGATTTTCCACGATTATAACTACCCATAGACACTGGCCCTGTTCTACAGATACCCAAATGCTCCATGGCCCTTTAATTGATGATTAGAAAATCGGTTTTAGCCATAGAGGAGGATATTTAAAATGGCATTTAAAACAGCCGCTGGCTATGGTAATTTACCGAATGGCAATTTCAGCCCGGTCATTTACTCACAAAAGGTCCAGCAAGCGTTTCGTAAATCTTCCATTGCAGAGTCAATAACAAACTCTGATTACTTTGGGGAAATTGCGAATTATGGTGATACAGTTCGAATTATTAAAGAACCAGAAATCACTGTTAAGGAGTATGCTCGTGGAGCACAAATTACTCCGCAAGACCTAGATGACGAGGACTTCAACCTTGTTGTCGATAAAGCAAACTACTTTGCATTTAAGGTAGACGACATTGAAGAAGCTCATAGTCACGTAAACTTTGAGTCTTTGGCTTCTGATAGAGCAGGTTATCGACTTAAAGACCAGCACGACATGGAAGTTCTTGGATACCTTTCAGGCTTTAAGCAATCAAGCATAAGCTCTTTAGCAGGCACAGCTAACGACACCGTTTCAGGGTCAAAGGCTGTATCTACTGCAGGGTCTGATGAATTGCTAACAAGCATGAAGTTGAGAAAAGACTCATTTGGTAACATTACAACATCAAGTGCAGGCGACCACTCAATCCCACTCGCACCACGTATGCCGGGAGCTACTGCTCAAGCTACAGCTACTGCTACACCATTGCAAGTTATTGCAAGAATGGGCAGACTGCTTGACACCCAGTTCGTGGACAGTGATGGCAGATGGTTAGTTCTACATCCAACATTTGTTGAAGTCCTAAAAGACGAAGACTCTCGTCTTCTCAATGCGGATTTTGGCGAATCAGGGGGATTAAGAGCAGGACTATCTATAGGTAAATTGCATGGTTTTGACATTTATATGTCTAACAACTTACCTTCAGTTGGTACTGGTCCTGGCACTTCAGGTTCTGCTAACCAAAACTCAAACTACGGTGTAATAGTTGCAGGTCATTCGTCAGCGATTGCTTCTGCTTCTCAAATCACTAAAACTGAGTCTTACCGTGACCCTGACAGCTTTGCTGACATTGTTCGTGGTATGCATTTATACGGCAGAAAGATTCTTCGTCCTGAAGCAATCGTAACTGCTAAGTATAACGTAGCGTAAGGGGGGGATAAACAATGGCAACTTATGATATGACATCAAAAGACACCACTGGTGTTTCTTCTAACTCTCTAGCAGTCCTACCATCACAAACTGGTATGGGTGTAATGCGTATGGTTCAAGCATACTTGGACATTGACGCACTTGTTGCTGCAGGGTATTCAGGTGCAGACGGTGATATCTTTCAACTACTTGAAATTCCTGCAGGATGCCTAGTGCTATTTGCAGGTGCTGAAGTAGAGAAGGCTTTCACTGGAAGCTGTACTCTGGATATGGACTTTGCAGCAGGTGATGACATTATTGACGGTGCTGATATTACTTCCACAGGTTACTGTGCTGAAGGTAGTAACGGACAGTCAAATGACGTTACCACAGGTGCTGCTTCTCTGTTTACGCAATTTCAATCTGCTACAGATACTATTGACTGCAAGATTGCAGGTGCTGCTCCTGCTACAGGAAGATTACGAGCTTACGCTTGTATAATTGACTGTAACGACTTAGGAGCGTCTGGCAAAGCTGCTGATGTCGATAGAGACCAGTTAGCTTAAATTTAAAATATGTTGAAGCCACTTCGGTGGCTTCGACTAACTTAGGGTGAGCAATGGCAACGTATTTAGCATTAACTAATAGTGTTTTAACTAGATTAAATGAGGTTGAACTTACTTCTTCAAATTTTAGTGCTCCTAGAGGAATACAGTCACAAGCCAAAAATGCTGTTAATGAGGCAATACGCTATATTAACCAAAAAGAATTTGGATTTCCTTTTAATCACTCTACTAAGACACAGACATTAACTGCAGGTGTAGTAAGATATAGTATTCCTACAGATGCAAAACATGTTGATTATAATACAGCACGACTTGTTAAAGATTCTGACTTGGCTTCTTCAGGAAGAAAGCTAACTAATCTGAATTATAATGAATATGTACAAAAAGAATACATAACGCAAGAAGATGAAATAAACTCCACTACTGCTGCGGAGGCTATAGATTCTTCTGAAACAGAAATTGATTTAACTAGTGCTACAGGATTTGACAGTTCAGGAACAGTTTATATTGATAATGAACAAATAAGCTACACAGGAATAAGTACAAATACTCTTACAGGATGTACTCGTGGAGCTAGCTCTACAACTGCTGCGTCACACGATAATGGCACTACAGTTACCCAGTTTACTAATGGGGGAATCCCTCAATTAATTGTAAGAACTTTAGATAACAATTATTTACTATACCCTGTCCCTGATAAATCATATTCTTTAAAGTATGATTATTTTACTTTTCCTAGTGACTTATCGGCACATGACTCTACGCCATCAATACCTGACAGATTTTCGCCTGTTATAGTGGATGGAGCAACAGCATTAACTTATCAATATAGAGGAGAAACTCCCCAATACCAACTTAACTTTGCAAGGTTTGAGCAAGGTATTAAAAGTATGCAGAGTTTATTAGTTAATAAATATGACTATGTACGTTCTACAGTTATTCTGCAACCCACAGGATATTTTATATCAGCAGGAAACGTAGCCTAATGCCAGACCTATCCCAACTACAACCTGTATCTTTTAACTGCGAAGGGGGGTTAGTTCTTAATCGCTCTACTTTTATGATGCAGCCCGGGGAAGCTCTTGAGTTACAAAACTTTGAGCCTGACATTGAAGGAGGCTATAGACGGATAAGTGGATTTAGTAAGTATGTTTCTGCAGTAGTTCCTCAAACTTCTTCTTCAACAGAAAAAGTTTTAATGGTTGCAACTTTTGGTGATTATGTATTAGCTGCAAGAGGAACGAGTAC